AACACTCACTTGAGCATGGTACGTTACCTACCATTGAACAAATTAATGCAGTAACCCACACCAACCTACGACCAGTGCCTGAACTAAATGATGGGCATTATGATTGGTTCTTATCTGAGTTCGAAGGGTTTACACGTAGACAAGAATTGGAGCGTGCTATTTTAGAAAGTGCAGACTTATTAGAAAAGGGAGAATATGACCCTGTTGAGAAATTAATCAAAGATGCCGTACAAATTAGTTTAACAAAGGATATGGGAACTGATTACTTTGCAGACCCTAAAACAAGATTGCTGTCAATTAAAGATAATAACGGACAAACAAGTACTGGTTGGCCAATGCTAGATAAGAAATTGTACGGAGGCTTTAATAGAGGCGAATTACAAATATTTGCTGGTGGTTCCGGCTCAGGCAAATCACTGTTCATGCAGAACTTAATGATTAATTGGGTTCTAGGCGGAAAGAACTGCGTGTTCATTACGTTAGAATTAAGTGAGGATTTGTGTAGTATGCGTATGGACTCGATGATGACAGATACAGCATCTAGTATGATTTTTAAAAATATTGACAATGTTGAGATGAAAGTTAAGATGTTGGAGAAGAAATCGGGTAAGTTGCGCATTAAATATATGCATGCACAAAGTACAGTCAACGACATTCGTTCGTACGTAAAGGAATTGGAAATACAAGAGAATATTAAAGTTGACTGTATGTGTATTGACTACTTAGACTTATTAATGCCTGTTAGTACAAAGGTTAGTCCAAGTGATTTGTTTGTTAAGGACAAATACGTATCTGAAGAAATACGTAACTTAGCAAAGGAGTTGGATATTATTATGGTAACGGCATCACAGTTGAATAGAAGTGCGGTTGAGGAAGTTGAGTTCGACCATAGTCATATATCGGGTGGTATTTCTAAAATCAATACGGCAGATAATGTATTTGGTATATTTACCAGTCGGGCAATGAGAGAACAAGGTAGGTATCAACTACAGTTGATGAAAACTCGTTCTAGTGCTGGCGTTGGGCAAAAGATTGATTTGAATTTTGACTTAAACACACTTAAGATTACTGATGATGGTGATTATGGCGATAACACGTCTGTTACATCTAATGAAATAATGAATAAGATAAAACCTGGTGTCGCTAATACCGTAGAACCCAATGAGGCAATTAGTGCAGTTAAGGCTGATGTCAGAACAAATCAATTACAAGCAATGCTCAATAGTTTTAAAAGTGAATAAATACAATAAACAGAATTAGGTTGCATTATGCAAAAACGAACACGTAGTATTCTAGAAGAATTGGAAGATTTACACATTGAGAGAGATAAATCGCATGTTATACGAAGTCGTGCCGATAACCTAATCGAAAGTGCAGGTAGATTATTAGACCTTGTTACTGAATCATACAGTGAAGAGGAAGCAGACAATTTAACCCGTAAGTTTCTTAATTCAATCAGAACTAGGGATAGTCGTAAATTTCAACGTAGTTTGAAGAAGATAAATGAAAGTAAATGAAATCGTTCTTGAGGATTTGTATTTAGATACACTAAGTTCAAGACTTAGTACCATGAATATCACAGATGCTTTAGCACGTGGATTGCAAGATTCGCGAATACGAAATAAAGCAAAGGAATGGCTTTCCAAGTGGAATGAAAAACTATCACAGTTAAAGCAACCTGATAATCAATCCATGGTACAACAGGTATTGCAACAAATTGTGTATACCGAAATGGACACTACTCCTAGTAATTTATCTGACAAGGCAATTCAACAACTTGTAGACTTAGCAAGTACCAAACAATCAGATACGGGTATTGCATTAAAGTACATGACCAAGTTAATGACGATGAGTTTATTAAAACCAACTGAAGAAAAGCAAACCGTAGATTATGGTGATTATTTACCCCCCGATATGTTGCTTCCTGGGAAGATTGTACCAACACGATATATTCTTGTAAGCGATGGTTCCGCTTGGGTTAAGTTCAATGGTGATTGGTTTAAAGATGTTGATGATTCAGACCATCAAGTTAAATTAAGTGATGAATCGGCATATGAAAGTGCTGAAAGATTAGAAAATATGCGTGGTAGAAATCTACCAATGCGGGTAGGTTCAACTGGTTCTAGAACATTAGAATTTTTACACAGAAGCGAAACACAAGATTGGTTTAAAGAATATGAGTAAGTTTGAATTTTTTGATGAATTAAATGAGACTAGGATTTTTAGAAATCTGAATCTTGTTGATGGAACTAAAGCAGATGACTTGGGTCTGTTATTAGTTAATATGTTCTTTGCACTTAATATCATTTGGCACGAAGACCGTGCTAGTGCAGTTAGTTATGCGCGTAGTATTATGCGCCAATCTGACTTCAAAGGGTTCAGAACAACACAACCCGATATGTACAACGCTATTACTTTGTTGATGCACCAAGAACAGTACTCTGATAAGTTAGTGACTCGATACGATGTGAAGATACCTGAATTGAGAATCAAACGAATATTGCGTGATATGTCAGGTGGTAGAGTCGATGAAGATGATTATCATCAGTTATTCTTATTAATGATGCGAACAATCAAGGGTTGGACATCAGACCACCAACGTGCTAGAAGACAACTGCGTAGATATGATGAAATGTCATCGTTTGATAAGATACGTAATCTACGTTGGTTAATGCTACAAATGCGCACGGGTAAGGTAAGGTACAGTGACATGTACCCAATGCTACAGAAGATTTGGAATAGATTGACGTAATGAACATCTATAAATTCCATTCTAATCCAGATGAGTTAATCGGTTATACAGATAGAGATTGGGTTTTTGGCGACGAAGCAAAAGAACTAATACTCCAAGGAAAAGAAGTAACTAAAGTTATCGGGGATTTAGACCTCAATGATACACCAATTCGGTCATTGCCTGATAATTTAACCGTTCAAGGGTATTTAGGCCTTAGTGGTACAAAAATAACATCACTTCCTGATAACTTAAAAGTAGGTGGGGGTTTAGACCTCGGTGGTACAGCAATTACTGCACTTCCTGATAACTTAACTGTTAACTTAACTGTTCAAGGGGCTTTATACCTCAATGGTACAAAAATAACATCACTTCCTGATAACTTAAAAGTAGGTGGGGGTTTAGACCTCAGTGGTACACCAATTACTGCACTTCCTGATAACTTAACTGTTCAAGGGGCTTTATACCTCACTGGTACAGCAATTACTGCACTTCCTGATAACTTAAAAGTAGGTGGGGCTTTATACCTCACTGGTACAGCAATTACTGCACTTCCTGATAACTTAACTGTTCAAGGGGCTTTATACCTCAATGGTACACCAATTACTGCACTTCCTGATAACTTAACTGTTCAAGGGGCTTTATACCTCGGTGGTACACCAATTACTGCACTTCCTGATAACTTAAAAGTAGGTGGGGGTTTAGGCCTCAATGATACACCAATTACTGCACTTCCTGATAACTTAACTGTTCACGAGGATTTATACCTCAATGGTACACCAATTACTGCACTTCCTGATAACTTAAAAGTAGGTGGGAATTTATGGATTAACAGCACCCCTAACTTAGATACAAACAACTTACCAAGTTCATTGGTAGTTAAAGGGAATATTAGATACAAATGAACATCTATAAATTCCATTCCAATCCAGACGAGTTGATTAAGTTAACCAATATTCCTGATGAGGTGGATGGTTCTGATTGGGACGGCGAAGATGCTGGAATAGTAGGGGTTCTTTTATCGATTGGTGCCCCACTCAAAGTAATAAATGGAAACGTTGATTTGAGTAGTGAAGATAATGAGCACATCCCTGCTAATCTTTTAGTAAAGGGTGATTTGTCATTGAGTTCATCATCGCTCGTATCGATTGGTGATAATGTAACTATAGAGGGCAATCTTCGAATTGCGGATACTTCCATAAACGAATTGCCCAATAATTTAACAGTACATGGTTCGATAGTTGCCAGTAGGAATATTGGTCTTGAGTATATTGGTCATAATTTATATGTTGGGGGGGATTTGTTCCTTAATGATACCAGTGTATCTTTTCTCCCAAGCGACATACACGTTGGGAAGAGTATTGATTTGAACCATTCTACAATTACCGAATTGCCACAGAACTTCGAGGTTAATGGATATTTAAATCTAAGCGCAACTCCAATTACCGAATTGCCAAAAGGGTTAGATGTTGAGGGTGATTTGTGGTTGGATGGTTCAGCAATTGAAAAATTACCAGATGATTTGATGGTTGGGTTAACACTCAATATTTCATCGACAGATTATTTAGACAAATCTAATTTAGATAAATTGGAAATTAGAAACATACAGCAATGAACATCTATAAATTCCATTCTAATCCAGATGAGTTAATCGGTTATACAGATAGAGATTGGGTTTTTGGCGACGAAGCAAAAGAACTAATACTCCAAGGAAAAGAAGTAACTAAAGTTATCGGGGATTTAGACCTCGATGGTACACCAATCACTGCACTTCCTGATAACTTAACTGTTCACGGGACTTTA